AGCTGCGGCGCAAGCGTTCTTATTTGCTCAGCAGACAAACCAGCTTCTGCCGCAATACGCATGGCTTCTTCTGTCAGCTGACCTTTGTCGTCAACGACTGGACGCCCACCAAAAATAAGACGCGATATGCCTGATGCAGTGCGCTCAAGAATAGGAGCGCCAACAGCACCAACGCCTGCTCCCACAAGGCCCTCTTTAAGAGCGCCCATAACAGCTGGAGCAAGTTCATTTTCTTTAGAAGCGCCCGCAAGCGCGCCATAAGCGCCGCCTGTCAAGAGACCAGATAACCAAGGAGCTTTCCCAGCTGCTAATACTGGGAGTGTCGCCATGCCTGTCGCAAGGCCACCTGCCGTTCCAACAGCTCCAGCCATTGGGGCTTCTTCTCTGGCCTTCTCCCCCAATTTAACAACTTCCTCGCGTGTCTTTGTAGGAGGCTGCTCAGCAAATCTTTCATATCCAGGAACTCCGATTTTACCCAATGTTTGGGCACCTGCGGAGACAATAGATGGAAACACACCGGGCGCAAGCGTCTCACCAAATCCAGACGCGCCAGCTATTGCTGCTGGAGGAATTTTACCGCCACCTAATATCTCAGGCATGCGGGGCGCTGTCATTTCCTCATAAGCAGCTTTTGCTTGCGCTTCATCACGCGAAGGCTTGGCTACTGTTACTTCGCCAACCGGCGCAGTAGGAGCTTCAGCCGGACGTCTTGGAGGAACGGGAGCAACAGGCGCTTCAGGCTTAGGAGCCGCAGCCGGTTCTTCTGTCGCGAATGGCCGCGCTCCCAATAATGGCTTTAATAACTCTCTATTGTAGAGAGGATTAGAGCTGTAATCTTCTTTCTGCGCCATTATTTAACCCCCAAAATAGCGGGACATGCCGACGATGCCGCCATGTTTTGGGTCTCTAAAATATTGCTCAATGTCTTCGGGCTTTAATTGGCCAGAGACCATTACTGCAAATCCTTGAGGATCGTTCCACATTGCTTTTTGCAACGCGTCCGTCTCTTTTCTATATTTTGCAGTAGAATTAGTTCTCTTAAAATCTACGCCAGCGCGGGAATAAAGATTGCCACTTGCTTGGCCATAAGTATCAGCGTGATCTCTTTGATCAACTTTCATCTGATTGTTCACCATATTAGACGCGGCATTAAATGTTGACGCGTATGGTGTTTGATTAAGATCTGGCTGAGCTTTGATAAGTTGCGACAAACTTCCAAGAGAAGTTTGTTGAGCAGCCTCAACGCCGCGCTGTCCTGCAAGTGTGTTTATTTTATTAAGGAGCTGATCCGCAGTATCTGAGGCTCCAAAATAATTTTCCCCATAACCAGCAGCGCGCGCGATCGTGTTACCATAATTAACAATCATTGCTCGCGTTGAGCCGCCAGCTCCTGGCGCATTCATGCCAGTTGCGTGGGTCATTTCTGCAACAATACCGCCAACGTCATTTATCAAAAGTTTTTGCGCTTGCGCGGCTTCCGCTGCTTTATCGACAGTGTCGCGATAGTCACTACTGCGTTTATGAACATCAATAGCGGCTTGCTTATCGCTTCCATAAACGCTGTCCATCTCATTGCGAGCAGTCGAAGTCGAGCGGTTATCAAACACAATACCTGGAGGAGCGACAACCGGCTGCGTAGATGTAATAGGTTTTTGAGTTCCTGGGGTTCCTGCCGCTTGCGTTTCTTGGCCAAATACAGGACGCGGATTGCGACGCCATTCAGCCTCAGAAACAGTTGTGCCATCAGCAAGGCGAACCATTGGGACGCCAGCTTGTGTCGTGTAGAAGGCGGATTGGTAAGCCTTCATCATTTCTTCGACTGTCTCGAAGCCAAATTTCTTAAGCAGCTGCTGTTTTATCTTAACTTCTTGAGCTTCTTTGAGCGCTTCTTGCGTGCGCTTGTCGATCTCTGGGATCTGCAAGCCAGTATCCATGTAGGATTTAGCGCCAGCTGTTAGACCCGCGCCAAGACCCTGCGCGATTGCAGTGCCAAGGTAACGAGAAGGCGAGCTTGTCATTGCCGTAATAGCAGAACCTAACCCAGTCAAAGCTGGGATGATCGTCTGACGGCTCAATAATTTATCTTCAAGACTATCAGTATCAGCCGGAGGAGCCGCACCAACGCCCTTCTTAAGATCCACCGTCGTGCCTTCTGGAGGAAGGTTAGCGGACGCTTGAAAGGAGCGCTCTTTCGGACCTAGACTGGCGATCTCTTCGCCAAGTCCGCGATCGAGATTGCGGCGGTATCTTGCTTGATATTCTGGAATTGATGTTCCTAGAACGTCGCGTGCGCCCATGTGTTTTTTATAACCAGGGCCCGCAAACCACATAGCGGCGGCTTCTTCAGGAGCGCCGGTTTGCTCTAAGTATTGACCAAAGCGATGCTGAGCAATTTTTTCTTGCGCTTCTTTATTAGCAAGAAATTCTTCGGCAGTTAATGGTCCAAGGCCAGCTTCTTTAGACCAACGGGGAATATTTGCCCCCATGATCTGATATTTACCGTAAGCGCGATCACCGCTCTTTGTTACCGGGCCCAAAGCCGCGTATGGGTCTTTCTCTCCACCGCTTTCGCCCTTAGCAAGTGGACGCAAATAAGCTGCAATATCTTCGTCAGTATAGCGACGAGTAGGACCGCCTTCTTCATAACCAGACCGACCGACGCCTGTTTTCATGCGTGGATCAGACATAGCCATGAGAGCTGGGCCTAATGTCGTCGCCGCGCTGTATAAACCGCTTGCTAAACCGCCAAGCTTACCGGCAGTTCCTACTGCGTCTGAAGCCGTGTCCAAGAAACTACGCTGCCTGCTGGGATCTTTATCAGCGCCTGGTGTGTTAAGATCAGCCGCTCGCAGACCTTGAGCCGCACGTATGCCGCCCGTGAGGCCCTTCCAAAGATCATCATCTTCGTTGGGAGCTTCGCCGCCTTCGGCGTATCCTGCAACGCCACCGTATGCTTTGCCTTTGGCAAGAGCCGTCGGTCCTTTTTCGCCTTTATACCAGCTGTAAAGATCAGCGCCCTTGGTGAGCATATCTGTAATGCCCTCACCAGCCGCTAATGCGCTAGAAAGACCAGACGCCTCTTTTTGTGGAGGCGTCATATGACCAGGCGTTAATGGCGTCCCGGTCTTGATGCCCTCTGTTGGAATGTTGGTTTGCGCTTTTGGCATCTGGCCATACATGGCCTGATGCGCGGCAACGATAGAAGCAATGTCGCCAGCAGTAAGACCGCCATCTGCGTATCCTCCGCGAGCATAGTCCCCTTCTTCCCTGACTGCTCCGCCCATGCGGGCCATGCCAAGGCCTTTGCCCAAACGAGCAGCATCCTCTGTTGCTGCCCCGTAGTCAACTGCCATTAAGCCATCAGGACGCACGCCGACTGCTTCTGGATGATAATCAGCGACTTCATCGGCCATGAGACCGATTTGAGCTGGGCCACCATCTTTATACTTATAAGCGTGAACCTTTTGACCGTCGTAGAGTTCGCCGACGACATCTGGCTCTCCACGACCGACGCCCATTTTTGCGCGAGGGTCTGACAAGAACATGCCAAATGGGCTTTGAGCCTGAGACTGAAACGTCTGCTGACCCATAAGCGGACCAAGGCCGCCAGCAATGCCTGACAGGAACTGGGCCTGCATATAGGGGAACATTTGCTGTTGCTGAAATTGATTGTAGAGGGCGTTGATGCCCGCTTGCTGCGTCTGTTGCTCCAGCGTTCCAGCGCCAAGCTGTGCTTGAGCTTGACCAAGAGCTGCTTGCTGAGCCGCAGCGCCAATATTTCCAAGTTGCTGAGCGCCTTGCAATCCGTATTGCTGTTGCTGTTGAGCCGCCTGAAGTGCTTGGCCATATCCCGTCTGATAGAGCGGGCTTAAAGCCTGACCTAAGCCTAAATTTTGCTGCCCCATAAGCTGGGCGCGCTGCAATCCAGCTCGCTCTCCGCCAAATGCTCCGCCCCGGATTGCTTCCGCTTGCTGCTGAGCCAGTTGTTGGCCTTGTTGCTGGCGGACAGCTTGCTGAACAGGGTTAACAACTTGACCCATAAAAGGGTTCATGTAGTTGCCAACAGTATTATAGGCAGGATTTAAGGCATTTGCGGTGACGCCGGTTGCCGCTTGATAATAGGGCTGCGCCATTCCCTGCGTGCCAGAAATATTCTGGATTGCGTTTTGCTGCGTTGGCGTTAATTGCGCAACAAACTGCTGCGGCGTTGTGCCAAATTGCTGATAGGGCTGCGATGCAGCTTGCTGGGCTCGCGCCATAGACTGTTGATACCAGCCGATAGCCTCTGGAGAAGCCTGAACCGTTTGCTGTTGCGCTGGGGCCAAGCCACCAAATCCGCCAGAAGAGCCTTTACCGCCACCGCACATTCACGTTCTCCAATTAGTCTTGAGGCGGAGCCTCTGACGTGTGCCAGCTGCCAGTTTTTGGGCCGTGCCACCAAAAAGCTCCCGCTTCTTGACCAAACATACGACCCAATAATCGGACTTTCCCTTGTGTCCTTGTGCTACTGAAAACACCAACAAGCAACGGCAATCCTAAACCATCAGCAGTTTGCTTACAAAACTCATAAAGTTTTCTGGCGCGACCACCCTTCGCGCTCCGGAACTTTGGAGCAACGTAAACGACGCGTTCCTCTAATATATCCCTGGTATTATACCACTGTTGACCTATTCTGAGTAGAGCAAAGCCTTCTAGCTGAGATCCCGGCTCTCCAATGACGCCAACAATGCCATGATGGCAATGCAGCGCAGGCCAAATCTCTCCTAAAACTTTGTGAACGTTTGGCTCAAATACTCCATTTTCTTTCGCCACTTTCATGGCCAATACCATAATAGCATCTAAATCTTCGGTCGTTCCGACCCGAACCCTTACCTCTTCTGTCATAAAGATCCCCTTAATCTCTACGAGGCCCCGGAAGCTTTTTTAATGTTTGAACGGTCTTGTCTCGATAGCTTGTGACGAACTCATCAAGCGTTTTATGTCCCTTATCCATATCTCCGCCGCCTATGCGGGCGACATGCTTAGGAGCAATTACATACTCACCACCTGCGGCGACGATCTCTACCGGCTCATCATCGCCAAGAGCCTGCATGCCGAAAACATCGTTAGCAATTCGGAAACCAGCCATTGTGTTCCCTTCGCCCATTGCTGAGATGATATCTGCCGGTATCACATAAGCACCCGACGGGACATTAATCGGAAGATGATCAGTCCTGCCAGCGACTGGGCTGTGTATTGGCCCGACGTGGATTTTATTTGTCTCACCGCCTTCTGCGCGAGCCTGGCGCACCTGATTAAGTGCGGCTGCTACCGCTTGCTTCTGAGGATGTCCCGCTTTCACCATTTCAGAAATATTGCTGGAAATCGTTTCCTGAGATTTCCCGTGCTTCAGTGGCATGATCTACCTCAGTCTAGCGAGTAAGTGACATTAACGGATTGACCCGCACCCGGCTCAATCACGAGGCCCTTGGTAAACGGAATACCAATTTGAGTTATGCCCGCAGTAGCTGGCGTAACGATAATAAGTTCAGAGGCCTTTTTATTAAAAACAAAACCTCCGCTCACATATGCCGCAGTTGTTGCATTCGCGTATTTAACGCTTGTAGAAGAAACAACGTCTGTCACTGCGTCGCCCGCTGCTTCATTATATCCAGACGGATCTACGCCAGTAACAAATATCGTGTCGCCGACAGCAAAATCTACAGCTGGCGTGAATGAAACAGTTGCCTTAGATCCATCGCCAGTTGCGAGCGTAACGTTAGCAACAATCTCATCATATATGCCGCCTGCTGCACCAGCGATAACGATATTCATTGATATTAATCGACCAGATCCACGCGCAACTTCTGTTCTAGACGTTACTGTTAACGATCTATACTGACCGGAAACGTAAGCGTATTTGTCGTAGAATGCTGTCAGAGATTGATTAAGATTATTGATGGCGACAACGCCATTTTTCTGTGTAGTGAGGATGTCGTCCAGGGTCGCCATTAGAACTTTCCATCCTGTTCAATTCTGTAACGAATAGCGCCCAATCGCCACCATGTTCCGTATTCATCCGGCGCGCTCTCTAGTTTAATAGACATCAAGCGACCACGAAAACGCGGCGTTAGATATGTTGACGCGCTTGTCATTGTATATGGGCCGTATGTTCTAGGCGTCTCATTGGGGTAATCGGTCACATAAAACGTGAGATTTACGTGCGCCGTTTGTGCGCCGCCGTAGTAGCCCCACTTCATATCTGGCCAGACCTGATCGACGAATACTTTCATTTCGCCTTCTTGCATGGCGAAATAACCTGTCTGGAAAGTCGCAATAAGTGGCGCGCCGTCAGCATCAGGAGAAGTCTCGTGCTGATAAATATAATAAGCGCCGCCAGAAATGCCCGCACCAATTGGCGGTCCAAGAACTGATTGATTGATCCACGCCGTTCTGACAAGCGATCCAAAATCCCATTGGTCTAAGACGACATTATATTTAACATATTTTGCAACTTCGCCATTACTTGTAGTCGTAGGATAATACCAAGTAATTTCGCCAAATTGCGAGTTAGGCGCAATACGAATTTTATCTTTATTTGTTGTATCTAAATCTTGGAAAATAACGTCCCAGACAGGACATTTAATAATTTCCACGCCGCTTCCTGAAAGTTTAAAGAATTGGCTCTGGCCCATCCAATAAACGATCCCGTTCATGGAACCCGCCGCTTTGCGTGCAATAAGACCGCAGCCCGTGCCAATTTCATTGAATTGATAAACGTAGGGAGGGCCAACATATTGCATAGCCCAAATGGCTAAATCGGTCCAAACGAGACCCTGTTGAGGACCTTGTATGCAGCCAATCACAGCTGATCCGCGTGGCAAGCGATATGATCCAGCCTGGTTTGTTAACAACGCAATCCAGCTGTCGTAATTATTAACGTCACACCAGCGGATAAGAAGTGGATCTTGAATGCCTGTAAACGTTGTGCCCCAAGCAATGATTTGTCTTTGAGGCATTGCGACAAACATGCCGTCATTAACAATAGGCGCATTTGCTATTACGCTTGCAACTGTTTGCCCCGTGCCAGGTGTCCAAGTATAAATAGCGCCGCCAACTGGGCACGCGACAAATATTTGACCCCAATTATCAAGCGTCCAATCGTCTACGTCGATAGGATCGCCTTCCACGGTAGCAGGGGGAACCACGCCAGTTCCATAGCCGCCAGCGCCATAGCCGCCCACGCCATACCCAATACCCGCAGGAATAGGTGCTGGAACTCTGAAGAACTCATATTCAGCACTCCCGCCATTCATTTTTGATAATGTATCAAATACTGTGCCGCCTGCGCCTAATGTAGCCGCCGCGCCTAATGCAAAAGAAACGCTGTTGCTTGTTTTTGCCGTTACAGTGCGATCACCATTATAAGAAGCTGAGACACCGGTTATTGTTACCGTATCACCAACGTTAAACGTATAGTCGCCAGAAAAGGTTATCGTTCCAGTCGTTCCATTTGAACTTGCGCCAGTGACTGCGGCAGTCGTTGTCGAAGATCCGGCTCTAATCGTAAAAGTAGAAGTCGTCGGAACAGTCTGGACAATATAATTGCCATAAAGCGTAACGGTTCCAGCTGTTGTTGAAACGACGATTGGGAATGTGTCCCCTACAGCGTATCCATGATTAGCAAGCGTGACAGTAACAACCGGGCTGCCGCGAGAATTAATAAAATCATAAGAGAAGTCATAAGTAGGAACAACGCCGCCTGGAGAAGAAACCGTTGATGTTGCGACTTGAGGATTGCCGGATGCATCAACCGCAGTAATAGAAAACTGATCAGCGCCAAGAAACGTGCAAGGATAAACGCCGAATAATACGAGCCCATCAACAGCTACAGGTGTTCTAATATAAACTGTATCAAAATCTGATACGTTAGACCCAACTGCGTAAACAATAACAGTGCTCGATCCAGCAATCGTTGTCATGCCAGCCGTGACGCTGAATGCGTAGTCTAATGTGTCTGTTCTTGGAGTAATGACTTCACGCGCATCATCATAAATTACAGATAAGCCATTGCCGTTTACGCTTGTTCCTTCAGCGCCAACGCCAAGATATGTATTGGCGTTTGTGTCTTCCCAGGCCCAAAGCGCGCGAACAATTGATCCAATGCTTGTTGGAAAAAATCTTGTCCAGCCGCCAAGCTTTTGAACAAGAGCAACCTGCCCTTGTTTGTCTGGAATAAAACGAACAAGATCAGTTGTCGAAATTGCCGCTTCATTAAACGTAGGCGTCCTGTTCTGGTCGACGCCTGGTATAAGCTTGAGTGTCTGATGCGGCATTTATTAGCCTCTAGTCGGCGTGGCTGTTGTTGACGCGCTTTGTGAACTCCACGCAGAAGCTTCGAATTTCTTCCTGTTTTCTTCGCTAACGGCGCTCTTCAGCAGCGTTTGATACTGCGTCTCATAGGTTATTGGCATTTGTGGATCATTGCCAAGAGCGCTTGAGAAGTTGCGCTGATATGCAGCAATATAAATCATGCTCGCCATGATAAATAGATCCGGCAGATAAAGACTAATGAACGTAGACGTAACGGTATTGTTGGTTCCGTTGCCAAGGCTTTGCGGGCGTATTGTGCCAACAATTTCTACGTTATAAGCCGCGTCTGGATATGGTCCGACAAGGAATGTGTAATCATCAAAAGGAACCCAGTATTTTGGTTGCCCTGTAGATGAAGACGCGCCGTAAACCGCATCAAGAAATTCTTTGGTTGTCGGCAGAAGAGGAACGCGCGTTCCAAGATCTGGGTTAGAAATACCAACTGGCGTAATTAAATTAATTTGCTCTGGGACAACAAACGTTCCCGCTGGAACGTTTATGCTTCTGGTTCCCACTGTCAAAGCGTAAGCAGTTGACGACGTAGACGTGAAAAGGAAGTCAACGTCACGATATATGCGGTTTTCCGCATAAGCGATCATTTGAGGCAAAATTACCAGAAAGGCTGGATCTGTCGCATCCACAACCGCCATCGTGGAGATCTGATCCACATAGCTTGTAGTGCCAGATACTGTTCCGGCGTAACTAAGACCCGTCGTCATCTAAAACCCCGCTAGTTAGGGCAAGTTTACCATAAGACAGGCCCCAATGGCTACTTCTTGCCCCAGCCGCACAGCTCTTTGCCGATCCGGTTGTGCTCTTTGGCTTCCCAGATCGTGCCGTCGCTATCTCTGTCGCTCCAGTAAATCGGTTTTGCTGTCGCGCAAAATGTCGCTTGCTGACTAATCGGGGCGTTTAAACCCGTCGTCGTCATGCACCCCGCCAGGATTAAGCTGGCGCTCGCGCTCAACAGCAAGACGAGCCTGTAAGGCAATATGTGCCGCATCTATCTGCGCCTTTAAGTCTGCTACTTGCTGCTGCGTCTTACCGGCGTCAACAAGTTGTTTGGCGTAGAGCCAATCAAACAGCTTACCGGCAGCTGAGAATAGACTGCCGATAATTGTTAAGATAGCGTAGATCATTTGCCGGTGACGTTAAAATCTTTGGCCGCGACCAACCCGATACCTATCAACGCATTTTGAAGAGCTGGCCAGTCAAGCGTCTTTGTCTGCCAGGCCTGGATGCCGACCGTGATCAGCGTGATAATTCCTGGGATAGTGGTCAGGAAATTTTTAAAGATGCCCATTCTGTTCCCCTATTTTGTAAGAGCTAAAATCTGATTTTTTACGTCAATGATGCGCGCCGTCCAGCCTTTGCCAAATGTGTTCCAAATGGAAAGGCTTTGCATAAACGCCAATCGCTTATTGGTGACAGCCATTGCGATGTAATCTTTTGTTGCCTGTATCGTCTGTGGGCCGATCTGCCCGTCCTGCGTAACGCCAACGACGCCTTGAAGCGTTTTGGCCGCGCGGCTTACCCCTGAGTTGACAGCATAATCGAACACAGCAAAATCAACGCCAGAGGGAAGATCGTCTCCACGAATGCGATCCCAATATTCCTGGCGGTAAATGGCCGCAACATCCGCCTGACTGATCGTGAATACGTCAACCGTCGGCAGATTTTGTTTTTTGCGCCACGCGTCATAGGTATCCTGGGTGATGCCGAAAGCAGTCCTGCCGCCTGGGTCGCGGGGGTCATCAACGCGGCCCCCTTCGTATTTCAAAACCTGTTTCAGCGCCTGGGCGTAGTTCTCTTTCATTTGTCGGCTTTCTCATCAAGCTTATCGAATATCTTACCAAGCATTTCTTTTATTTCTTTCATGCCTTCGGCAAATTCATCCTTGCGAAGATAATGGCTTGGAAGTTCTACTTCGATCTTGTGGATGTCTTCTTTAAGTTCTTTAACAGCAACCCAAAGCTCTCGCGCAAACCAGCCGAATACGGCAACGGCTGTGCCAGCGCACAAATTGATTACTGTCTGGAAGTCCATCACGCTGCCTTCTCGCCCGTATACCACAGGAGATTGTCCTGTAGACGTTTGTCGTCTGGGTCTAGCTCACAGGCGAGCCTGCCCTGTTCAATTGCAGCTTCCGTCATCCCAAGACGATACGCGGCAATCGCGGCATAATCGTGCGGGAGAGGCCCCCATGAAGCTGGTTCAGTAGTATAAACTAATTCTTTATTTTTGATAGATAGGGCGCGCGTTGCGGCACCATAACTTTCTGCCCACTTATGCTGCTCATAATATAATTTTGCCAAAGCCACCCAAGGCTCGCGCGTGTGAGGCGCTTCAGCAGCCGCCTTGTGATACCAAGCCTCTGCTCCTGCCTGATCGCCAAGGGCCTCGCGACATTGGCCAGTAACTCGCATGGCGTAGCAGCGGTCGTTAATCCAAACCGCTTCTGGCATTTTAAGATAGCGATCAAGCGCCTCAATTGCGTCTTCGTAGCGGTTATGAAAATAAAGCTCGCGCGCGTAGTAGAAGGCGTTTCTGGGGCAATGCGGGTCTTCTTTGACCGACAATTCCAGCGTTTCCATGTAATGACCCCGGCTTTTTGTCGGGTCAGGATGATGCGTTATGAGCAAAAAGTCAGTGTGCGCCCACACTTCTTGGATGCGCAAATCAGCCCTTATGTGCTCGTGGCAGGGATGATGCCAGTAATAACCGTGGCGCGCGTGGATCTTTTCTGAGTAGAAAACGATCCCTAAACTCCAATCAAATTTATAACGCAAGTGGGTCGTTTCTGGCGTCCAGACGCGCTCTATTTCCTCCCTCCAACCAGGTTCCATAACCTCATCAGCGTCAAGACAAATGCAGATGTCATAGTCTTTCGGGATAAGCATGAGGGAGGCGTTTCTGGCATGATCGAAGCGCCAAGGCGTAACGCAGATCTCATGAACAGTGACGCCGTTTTCCTTTGCGATCTTTACCGTTCCGTCTGTACTGCCAGTATCGGCTATGAGGAGCAAGTCTGCTTCTTTGGCTGATTGCGCCCAACGCTCGATAAATTGCTCTTCATTTTTTGTGATCGTATAGACGGCAATCTTTAGTTTCTTTTCCATCTTTTTTCTGGCCCCTTCTCCAAAAAATAGATCCAAATATTGTGGGCGGTTCTTTATTAGCCACGGCATGGCGTCGTCATGCAGCTTCTGCGTGTTTTGTCCTAATGTCTGCGAGCCAGCGTGATGCACATAAGCGCGCGAGATATAATGCGTGTATCCTTTCGCATTTAAATCCTCGCACATGACGTCGTCGCTATACCATTCAATTGGTGGCAGAAATGTATCCTCATACATTTTCTTGGATAGATAATGGAATATTGGGCTTAGTCTTTTGATTGGGCGGCATTCATGCTCCCAAGACCATTTGCCGTATTCCAGTTTGTCTGATGGCGATTGCTGATAGCGTATGTTTTGCGTGTAGCGCGTGAAATCCGTATGCGCCGCGACAATACCAAGTTTATCACCGTGTATTGCTTTTAGATTGCTGATGTCTTCGCATAGCAGGCGATAGCTATCAGGCGTTAAAACCAGATCATCAGCGCAGACGATTACTTCATCATATTCTTGAAAAGCTATTTTTAGCGCGACGTCATATGATTTGGCGGATGTCTCTTGCTTTGGGCTGAAAATTAGATGCGGGACATCAGGCGCGTATGCTTTGATGCTCGCTTGCAATACAGGCAGGCATTTGCCGTCCACTGTGCAAGTGACGATTGGAAGCACATTCTCCCCCTTTTGAGAATGCCAAGATTAATTGAACTTGATGATGACTACGCCTGAGCCGCCGTTGCCGCCAACATTGGGATAATTTCCACAACCGCCGCCACCGCCGCCAGTGTTTGACGTTCCGGCAGTCCCGTTTCCAGAAGCATTAGTGACACCAGCGCCACCGCCGCCTGTTCCGCCAGTTCCTCCGGTTCCGGGGCTTCCTGCTGCTCCGCCGCCGCCGCCTGCATATGTTCCGCCGCCTAATCCAGCAGAGACAGACTGACCAGCGCCGCCGTTGCCGCCGTTATTGTTAGCGCCAGAAATGCTTGCGCCAACTGCGCTTGCACCGCCGCCGCCAGCCCCGCCATAATAACCAGAAGATGCAGTAGCGCCGCCGCCATTATTGCCTTGCCCCGGTGTTCCAGGCCCAGCACTTCCAGCTGCCAAGGGGGAAGCATCGCGGCGAGCAGCCCCACCACCAGAACCGCCACTTAATCCGCTCAAATAAGAGGTGCCGTATGTTCCAGCACCGCCGCCCCCTGTCGATGTGATTGAGCTAAATACCGAATTAGCTCCAGAGCTTCCTGTAGTGGCATAAGTAGCAGAGGCCGACCCGGCACCACCCGCACCTACAGTAACGGCATAAGAACTACCAGCAGTTACG